AATTACTATCAGCAGCAATATTATCAATAGTATATGACCATCTCATTTTAGTTACTTCGGAAGCTCCGGCTCCCGTTCCAATTTCGAGCACAACGGGAGTAACAATATCGTCACCAACTATATCACTCCATGAACATATCCAACTATCAGCAGAAGCAGCAGCATCAATTTGAATCCAAGCACCAAATGTATCAGCCGATGTACTGCTCCAAACGGAAGCCTGACAAGGTGCTCCTGTTGCACCATCCTCAACTATCGTGCCTGTTACTGTACCGGAATATAATGAAACTGGGGGAGCATCAATTCTATTTCGTATGGCTTCCGGTGAATCGGTTGTTCTATTGAAAGTTGAAACATCCGATATTGAAATAATCGTTCCAAGTATCGATGTATCGGTTACATTCGCATCGAGTGCTCCCGTCATATTAGCCGAAGCCATAATCTTAATCTTTGATATTATACCTGATACGATACCGAGTATTGCGCCAATCATGACATCACCTCCCCTACAGCTGTAATATTTTCGCCCGTATACGTGAATGTTGCGGTATAGGTGACGTTCATTTCTCCGGCACTGAACACATAAACGAATGTTGTGACGTGATCCGAACCATCATACGATAATGTCCCCACACCAGATATGTCAAATCCTGCATCGCGAGCTGGGGAGTTATCCGTTATCGTTATCGTGTCGAATAGATCGTTTCCCGTGCCTCCGGTATATGTCAAGACACTTGATATGTTATGTGCCCCTATTCCGGCGAGGGCAGCCTTCATTTCTGCCATCATAGAGTTATATTGTACCGCCAGCGCATTTGTTGTTCCGGCGATGACTGCCGCTGTTTTAGTATATGCCATTCCTCACCTCAGCTTATAGTTATAACTGCCTCTATCGATAATGTTTCCGATGTTGTTTTTGTTTCACTCATCAAAGCATGGTTAAACATTGTACCACTGTCAGCAGCAGCAGAAGCCGCTTCTCCGAACAGTGCCATTTCCTCAATAGCTCCCACCGCTTCTGCCGGGCCAAAATATCCTCGCACCGTAATTGCCGTGCCGGAATATGCCGTATATGAGTTTGCGTTCCTGTCGAGTTCTGCTCCGAGTGTCGTATCACCAACCGCAGGGGCGGTACTATCTGTGCCGACAGCAACATACGTTATATTACAGTCATTTGCTTCTCCGGCTAATCTCTTTGCTATCATCGTTAGCCCAGCAGTGGTAATGAGATTATGACACGTCCTTGATCGTATCTCACCAGTATACATATTCTCGAATATTGCCGTCCAAACACACGACACTTTGAAGCTGTCTTTTATTCCTGTTGTCATATCATCCCCAAGTAAATTCATTCCACCTTGACTGTTCTGCTGTCGGCCCCCATTTTACCGGATGCGTATATTTATATGTATCTATTGACGTTTCTGTTACTGTAATACTTTCGGTTATAATCTTAAATATATCAACTGTTTCATCAGCTCTTAATTTAATACGTGAGCGATCACGCACGAGCGACAGCAATAAGTCTTTTAGTTCGTACAGAGTAACGGCAAATTCAACTGTATAATATTCGGCATTCGGCCCGAAAGGTTGTATTGATACCCGCCTTATTTGGTATTTACCAGCGAAAGATTCATACCCTGGAACGCTTATATTGACAAATTGCCCCTCGGCGAAACCGCTTTCATAGGTTGTAAAACTCCCGCTTATCTGGACATTACCAAACTGATTAACCTCGGCGAGCCCTCGTTCATGTGCTAAATTCAGAGAGTCAATTGTTTCATCTCTAATAATAGACTCGTATATTCCGTCACCACCTTCGATCGCTGCGATTGCCGTCTGGCTAAGAATGTTATCAACCTGTACAATTACCGGCACTTCATATTTATATTTGAACTCTATTACATCACCAACACCAGGAGTCGGTGTCGTGGCTCCAAACTCCGAACACCGTATATAACGCTCGCTGTAATTCCAAAAGAACTCATACGTACCATCATCTAAATTGAGATAATCAATAGCATACGTATTAGCAACACCATCAACTTTGAGAGATGACGGTTCATGTGGTGCGTATCCTGTCGCCCATACTCTCGATTCACCATCAGCAACCCAGCTATCGGTATATTCATCTGAAAGAAAATACCCACCCCGAACAAATACTCTATTCCGGATTTGGGAATAATCAGGGTTTATTCTGAAATTATCTATTGTGTTTCGTACAGCATCGTCATCAATATCAAATGGAGCTGGTCGAGTCTCTCGCTCGAAGAAATGGATGTCTTTGTCATAGTCAACATACCAATCCCACTCCAGCAGATCCGCCATGTCTGAAAGTGCCTGAGAAACCGGAACATAATTAAAGACGATCCTTGTGATTGTTCGGCTTACTTCAACATTATTTTCGGTAAACCCGTGAGCGGCATCGGTAAAGTTTGTGACTATATCTGATATAATTGCATCGCTCTTTTGGCTCGTATACGCCGCACTCACAAGCCTACTGTCGAGTAGCCGGGTGAAGTCCTCGCATTCAACGTGATACGTGTATTCTCGTGAAGTTGAAATATCATGGGGCGCGAGTTTGGATTGAATAGCTGTAGTAATAACACCACCAAATAGCTTTGTACCCGAAGTCGAATCCAAATAACAATATACTTCCTGTCCTGCCGATGGGACATTATCAGGATCATGGAGTGCAAATGAACAGGTATCAGGCGTATGCGTCAAGGCTTGGGTAATATTAATACCTGTCGTTTCGGTTTCTATAGCATTTATTGTCACAATTATCATCGTGTAAATTTCGTTTGATATTTTAACTGTTTCAGTATTTCATCACCTGCTACTTTGCCGACCGTTTTAGCATCCAGCAAAGAGTTTATACCGGCAAAATTCATATTTATAATCATACCTTGCCCGACGTTCGTGCTGTGACGAGGATCGCTCCTTGTCAATACTTCCTCACCGGCAAGAGCAGTAATACGTTTCTCCTGTCCTATGATACCTGGAATTATACCACCATAATGGAATTTCCCTTCATCGTGCCAGATAGCTAAATCGCCGGAAGCATAAAGTAACAGAGCATTTTTTACATTCTCCCGGTGAGCAGCGGCATACTCTTCCAATTGACCTTCAGCTATTGACCGAGCATAAACCAGATCACCTTGTCGACCTGCTTCATATTCAACATTCTCCCCGGCATCTATAGCAATCTGACCATACTTCGCAGCTTGCATATCGGCATTTGTCATCGTTGTCCAACCCGTACCGATATTCGCTGCCCCGAATCCCGCGTATCGTGCGGCAATGTAAGATGATGTTTTTGCCTGTTTACGACTTCGTGAAGCCTGAGAAGTATGAGCATCGGATAATCCTGTTGTCGCCAAGATAGCTTCAGCGGCTTTGTAGACCCCAAAACCTATCCCTGCAACTACGAGAGCGGGAACGGCAACAGCAGCAACGGCTCCGGCTCCAGCAATGAGCGAGCCACCTATACCCGCAGCTGATCCAACGGCAGAAGCGATAAGTCCTCCTGTGCCACCTCCACCACCGAGCAATGATTCTCCAACTCCGACAAGACTGTTTGTTATACCTGTCTTAATTCTATCTACTAATGACTGTAGGATATTCCCGCCGATGTCAACGAATGCTGCCTCAAAAGTTTGCTTCAAATATTCACCTATGAAGTCTATTGAGTTCTTGAAATTTCCGTGATGTATATCCTCCATCCATGCGTCACCCATCGAGGCGATACGCTCGTCAAACTTTGTTCCAACACCTTCAAATATTGTTTCCCATGCTGCTGGCGTTACCTCCATTATATTATCAAGGTATGCTTGGTATGCAATGCCATTATTCTGTAACGACAAAGCATGAAGCCGTTCTTGTTCGGTGAGTGAGTCACCATACCGCATTTCAAGATCGAAAAGGAAATCTTTATCGGCAAATTCCTTGTCAATTATGCTGTCTTCATAAGATTGTAATGAGTTTGCAATAGCTTCTTCTTCTTTTTCCTTTAGTGCCGCCAGCTTTTCTTCTTCTTTTTTGATAGCATCATCTTTCCGTTTTGTCAATTCTATCTTCTGACTTGCTGTGCTGACAGCTTCTTTCTTATCAATAGCATCAACGGTCTCTTTGTGCTTCGTCTTATTAGCTTCCATGTTTTTGGCATAGGATGCTTTCATTTCATCCCATTTTGAACCTATACCATCAGCCGCCCCTTCTCCAGCCGTTCCAATATCATCCCACAAGTCCTCCATCTCCGGCAATTCAATGCCGAGCTTGTCGAGAAACCAACGGAACTTACTGTATATATTACCGATTACTAACTCGACCTTATCCCATATAAAGTCGAATGATTCCTTTACGGTGTCCCAAACAGAGCTAAATCCGCCAATAAACAAGTCAATTAGCGGAGTTAAGACAAGAGTAATATCTGCGAATATTCCATTAACTTTGTCCCACACCCATCCGAATTTCTCTTTGACGGTTTCCCAGACCGAATCAAAGCCACCTTTTATTAGATCGATGGTAGGCTCTATTCCGATTTCCCACAAAGCAGTTGCGGCGGCTTTTGCCTCGTTTATATGAGTTACCAATAACGCTATAGCTGTAGCAACTGCCGCTATTCCAATAAGTATTGGAGCACCGATAGCAAGCAATGGCGCAAGAGCCGTGAACCCAGCTATGAGTGCAGGTAAGCCGAACCCGACTAAGGTAAGACCTGCGATCCCACCTGCCAGAATAGCAACGGCTGCCCCGGCAGCGAGTAATCCTTTAGTGAGCGTTTCATGTTCAAGCAGGAATCCGCCGACATTGCTTGTCAAGTCAGCTATTCCGTTTACCAGAGGTGTCACGACTGGAAGGACTGTATTTCCGATAGCCAGTCCGATCCCCGAAAATGCCGCTTTCATATTCGTCATCGCATCAATCATATCGGCACCGGATTTCGCCTGTACATCATCAAGAACTATTCCATATTTTTCCGCATTGTCAGTCAGTTCTTTTATACCAGCTGATCCATCAGCGAAAAACGGGAGCAATTCTGTACCGGCTCTACCAAATATCTCTTGCGCTAAAGCCGCTTTTGCTGACGCATCTTCCATATCTTTTGTGGCATCAGCAAATTCAAGCAGAAGATCAGAACCCTTTTTCAAGTTACCATCTTTATCGGTCACGGTTATACCAAGTGCTTCAAAGGCTTCTTTTGCTTCTCCTGTTCCATTGGCAGCATCGTACATATTCGCTGCTGCTCGTTTGATTGCCTTTTCAATCGTACCTATACTTGTACCGCTTATGTCCGCGGCATAAGATAACGCCGTGAGAGTTGCTGCTGTTTCTCCGGTACGGAGTGACATCTTATTAAACGTATCGCCGTAGGTCGCTGTTTTTAATACTATCGCCCCAAGAGCAACTCCGGCAGCAACGGCAGCACCGGCAATAGCAAGACTCGCCCCTTTTATTGCCGCCTTATTATCATTGACCTTTTGCTTAACTGTATCAAACTTACCGCCGACATCATCCATACCAGCCTTGAAGTCGTTCAGCTTCGTCATTACGTTGACAATAAGATTTCCAACTGTTAGATCACTTGGCATTTGCTATTCCATTCTGTAGTGCTGCAAATTGAGATACTAACCGGTCATGTTCCTGCTCTGGTGTTTCTGGTATACCGTCCTTTTTGATTGTTACAGCAGTAAACATAATCGACAAATCAAAATCAATCTTTGCTCGTGGGTCTTGTATTCCCATCATTTCTGACGGTCTTTGCCCGTACCTTTGGCACATTTTGTCCAGAGCTATTACGTAATGGTTTTTTTCCAGGAAAGGGTGCGAATTGACTCGCGCCTCCTCTCACGCACTCTGTAAAAACAAAGACGCAATCGGTAAATGAGAAATCATTTATATTGATTGCATCATCATCTGAGTCGCCATCGTGTTTAGTCTTTGGTTCAAGTATGGCAACTACCGCAAATTTACGAAATAGTGTATCGGCATTTGCTATATCTTCCTCTTTTACACCATCAAGCTCTGACTTTTTACCTGCCTGATTTGCTTTGATTTTGAAACCGCTCGACATCAAGGAACTCAGAAGCGAAGCAGGAAGATATCCCAACGTTACCATCGATTCAAGGTCAACATCTTTTACTTTGACGGTAATGCCGCTTGGTAGTTCTAACGTCCTGATATTAAGCCGATCCTTAACAAACTGCCTCGGCGTTATTGGTTTATTGTTCGTCATTTTAAACCCCTTTCTTAAGATCTCAAATGTTACGCTGATGCGGTAGTATCACCAATTATATAAAGTTGCTTTCCTGCCGCCTTCGTTGAATCTCTCATAGCATCGAATACAACCGGCACATATCTAATACCATCTTTCGTGAACGCAAGTTGAGGCTGCTGGAACGGTATACACTTAAAGACGGTTATTACCATATTCGCATCGGTCGAGATTGTAGCAGCTCCATCAGTGAGCGGAGTAATGATAAGCTCGACATAATCAGTCGTTGCGATCGCTCCACCACCAACCTCAAGTTTCTTTTTAATCGCGCTACCATCCAGCGTATACGTTGTTCCCGGAGTAACAGCAGCAAGTTTCGTGATGTTAAATTCAGAAAGGTTGCACGTAACCTGGCACTCTTCCTGAGTGATCCTGTGACCGACAGGCATAGAAGACTGATCAACAAATATCTTCATCACGCTAACAGTCGGTGAGAACGTGATACCTCCGGTAGTTGACCCAATATCCGTGCCTCCAACCTTCAGCTGGGCAGCACTGATTTGAATATCAGTAGGTGTAATAGTTGCAGTAGCCATTATATCCTCCGTTAAAGTTTAGATTTGAGAAAGTTTGTTAATGCGTCATCTAATATACTAAGTACATCCCCTTTTTTCGCTTGTGCCGCAGGAAGCATGAAAGCTCGTGGTGGCATTTTATCCGTCCCAAGTTCAATATAGGTCGCATAGTATTGTCTCGATCTGATCACAACGTTTACTTCACCCGATTTATTAGTGGGCGCATCAGACGTGGTACGAGCCCTCAATAATCCTGTTCGTAGATACCCTCGTTCTGGCATATTGTATATTTTCTCGTTAAGAATATCTTTCGCCTTTGCTTCGATCTCCTTTCCTACCATATTTAGCGCATTGATAATAATGGAACTGGTATCGATATCGTTAAAATACTTTTTAAATATACTCATTATTTTATCAACACCTTCAACCTCCATAGTCAATGCTGATTCTGGCATTATGGCACCCTCCGCATGATAGCGTTATAAACGATGAAGTATTTCACCAACTGTGAATCAGGGTCATCAAATCGTTGTTTCCCCGTGTTCCTCAGCATAGTATTACAGAACACCGTATCGCTAATCGCTTTCGGGCCGAGCATGTGAAGCTCGTCATCTAACCTCGAAATAAGTGTCTTAGCTGTCGCAACGCTGTCCGATCTCGCCCATACCTGAAGCGTAATAGTATCGAGTCTCACATACGCATCAGCCGAACCTCCGGCATCCCTCACCATGATACACGTGCGAGGTGCATCGGAATTGAACTGGTAAGTAAAAACTTTAATTCCCGTACTCGAACTGTTTGTTAATCGTGCCTGAACCTCAGCCGTCAATAGATATGTTCGGACTGCGTTCTCGGCATCAACCATTGTCGCTGCACCAGCCATATTTCACCTTATTCGTAAGTATAAATAACGCACATCGTCAACCTTGCAATACTTGTCGCCGTTCCCGTTTCAAGGTATTCGACCTGTAAAGTTTCAGAACTCGTAATTGTGCTATACGCATCGTTGATATCACCCATATCCTGGAAGATACCAGCCGTGAGTCCCGTCTCGGATTGCGGCCCGTCAATATACCCGTCAACGAGGACGTTTCCGCTGTTATCTTTGACAAGCACCTGCATATAATTCGTGTCAGAATCCGCAGCATGAGCAACATCAGCAGCCATATAAACCTTGACTATTTTAGCCGTTCCGTTGGGCTTGAACAGTGCGGACTTCTTAGCAGCACTATCAGCAGAAACTATCGTACCGAGATTCGAAACCTGCATATAATACATATCAACAGGCGTATAAGTCGGGCCAGGCTTCATCACTCCGGCAACGTCAATCCGGAATACTGTCTCACCGTTGCGCTTCAAGCGTAGATGGTCACGTTGCAGATGATCGGATTCTACCATCCCATCGGAACCGGCTTCACCATTGATAACCCGAATAATGTTATCAGTAGCGGTTCCGCTCTGAGCTTCAGGAATATTAATAGTATACGATATTGCAACGGTAACACCTGATAACGCCGTTCCTGTTGAAGCATTTGTAAAGGTCATATATAGCGTCTTACCGGCAGCAATCACGCCGAGCGTACTTGATATACTGGCGAATGCTCTCGGAACGTGAAGCGTAAAACCAGACGAAGCAGTTGTCATGGCCGTTGCTATAGCCGTTGACGAAGCCGAATTGTACAGATTGATTGTCTGATAGAGAGTAGCACTTGCCGCTACCGTTGTATCAGTTGCAATCTCGACGTTTTCAATCGTGATCGGCACGTTTGTCGTCAACAGTGGAATAACAAAGTCGTCACTATCGGCAGCGACATCCCCTATATTAACTTGTACTTGTCGCTTTTCCCACCCACCGGAACTGAAAATATAGCCGTCCTTTGTGAGTCGGAAAAGGTTAGTACTATCGTTGTAATAGGAGAGTGCGTCTCTCTTATTGTTTATATCAATGTCAATGCAAGGATCGTTTCCGAAAGTATCCTCAAAATCTATAACAGGCATTAACCTCACCTCCTTTTTATATTATGAACTCATCGTGTAATGAATTAACAGAGCTAACCCGCTCATTGCGAGGCCTGACGATGTTTTGGTAAAATCACAGTACAGATACCCACCGGATGCCACTGCTGTATTACCGGCAGCACCCAGACTTGTCCAAGTAGCGGCAGCGAGTCCTGGATTTGCCGCTGCGGTTGTATATCCAAACACTTCGCCATCGTCAGCGGATCGTTTAACGGAGATCGTCTGCTTATTAGTTGTTCCGTCAGCTGTTGCCGTATCGACCCACACATACCCGGCTGTTATTACCACGCCACCCCTGAACTCCAGCAGGAAGTTTTCGATTGCGTCCGAGTTGGCTACAATATCGCCGATGGTAATTAAGACTTGCCTCGTCGCTTGGTTCCCACCGGGATCGGGAAGCCCTGTCGAGTCAACACTGAGAACCTCAGTATTGTCAAGCTGGAAATTGATGAAATCCGTTGCTGCTCTCGTTCCTGAACCGAAGTCACCACGAATCAAAGGGCCGGTTCCTGGCAGACTATCGAGTTTTAAGTCGGGCATTTTTTGTTTTCCTCTCTGTGTTGGGTTTAATTGCGCTTCTTTTCAATGTTTCCACCTGGTTCATAACCAGCGGATTGCTCTCGGCTACTTCGAGTTCTTCGTCCGTCAGCGTACCGTTCACATATCCGTTAGCCAGTTGTAATCGTGTTAGCATCTGCACCTCCTGTTAATTAATGATTGGTTCCGCTTGTTCTATTGCCGCCGTTGTTTTCCGTCTGCGCTGTAAATACGCTCTATAGTATATTACTGTATTAACATTCCTATCTCGCAATGGCTGTACTATCAGTACCTTATATTCAATATCGCTTATGACAATTATATCGGTTGCGAATATCTCGGCTTCGATTCGCAGTTTCCCGTCATACAATATATCCCTTCCCTCGGTGTCTTGGCTTTCAAATTTCCTCGGCTGGTTTATGAATAAGCATGGTTCCGCAGTCGCATAAATATCATACTGATCTGCTCCAATACCACCATCGGCATCAGTGGCTTGCCGTCTTTTGATAATGCAGGTATCGATCATTTGGAAACATACGCTCATTACAATACTCTTATCTTTACAGGAGCCGGTACACAACTTAATAAATTATCTAACGGAGAACCAAGAACACCACTAAACATTGTGACATCCCCTTGTAAGTTAATTTGAGGAAGTATTAAAGGATTACATTGTAGAAGCAGTGCTATCCTCGCCTCGATACCTCGCACGAGTGGGAAAAACTTATGTGCCGACGTATATCCGTATATGTATGTGATCGAGATGTCGTCCGTTCCCGTAAGCGACGTATTACCGAAGAAGGCAAAGTTAGTTATTACTACCTGCCCGATGTCCTCTTTCAGCTCGTATTCCGTACCTTCTGTCTGATCGATATCGTCAATCGTGAAAGACGTGATACTCGACACTGGCATTTTTAGGAACAGCGTCAGCTCCGATCTGTTATTATTGAACGCGCTGTAGTAATCATCATTCACTATATTACGATTCATCAGATTGAGAGCGTACTCCCTCGACGAGTACGTGTCTGTTACTGTTGTCAGCTCCCATCTGTATTCGCTTTGTCGATCTATCAGAGACCGTGCTTCTTCCAAAAGAATTGCAGATATTGACGTTCCAACAATGCTCTCCGCAGTTTCAGGAGTATTATAAGACATCTAATCCACCTCTATATTTAAGCATCAAGTGCTAAATGTTCGTACCAATCAAGCTCTACCAGACGTTACCTTTCTATAACGAGGCGGCAGTCTATTACCGCCTCATTAAGACCCACGTCGCAAGGTTTAAATGTCTTCTTCAGCCCATAAAAATGAGAACCAGAAGGCGGCGGTATTCGCTGCTTCGCTACAAGTAGCAATATATCCACCGGGCTCCAGAATGATCCCACCGTCAAGGTCGACGCTCGTAACCGGCTGTTGTGATCCTGCCGAGGTCGCTTCCGTCCAGTTCATTCCAAAAAACATCTCGCGAACAGGCGTACCGACCAGAGTACAGGCCATATCAGCAACGGCATCAGACGTGACAACGGAACCAATAAGCCTGTTACGAATAGTAATGGCAGAAGCCGCATCTCCAGCATCAACACCAGTCATTAAACCGAGCAACGTTGCTGTAGGAGTCGCTACCGTTTGACCCCATGACGCACCGAGCATGATATAATTCTTGCCCGATGTTAATGGGTTTTCAACAACCAGACCCGTAAAAGCCAGCGTTAAATGCGCTGTCAATGCCACTGCTGCTGTCGTCGTTGCCGTAAACACCTTCTCGGCTAAGACGAGATCGGTATACTTTCCACCACTGGACACGGTATACAGTGCCCCTTCAGTGTTTGTGGTGAGCGGATTAACCGATCCCTCTGCGGCTGTTATTTTGCCTACTCTTGCATCAAGTTTCATTTTATTCCTTTCCTTTCTGTCCTATTCAATCGCTTGCGAAACGGCAAAGATCATTCTCAGGTCGTCAATCCAATTCGTGCCGTCAAATATAAACTGCTCGCCCGTGTCCGTCTCGTGATATGTCGAACCAGCGGGAACGCCTGTCGGCTTCGTATCGGCTGCTTCCCCGATGAATGTCTGTATGGCAAATGTCTGTATAACGCTCATAAGGTACACCCTTCCTGGTTATGAGCCGAAGTTCGACACGCTTCCGGTGAGTGTATTCGCGCCATAAGCTCCCGGTTCGCAACTCATGATATTATTCATGAAGCTCGCGGCGTACCCCACAATAGGCTGATTCGCACCGGCGATACCGTAAATTATCAGATCGCTTAAATACCAAACGGCACCCGTATCAATTGTTATACAGGCAGAAGAGCTTCCAATGCGGCAGTCATGAATATACCACTTTGTATTGACATTCGTACCAACATCACCCTGAATGGCATCATCAGCGAATGTTCCGATAATATCACAATACCTTACTGTTACGTTTGTCGCACCATTTGAGCCATCGGTGACGGATAGGAACGATTCATCGTTTCCGGCAAGTCCATAGAATGTACAATGTTCGATAATCACTTCATCAATCGCCGCAGAGGAATCTAAGAGCGTAATAACACCGTATCCTGCCCCGATAGCCAATTCCTTGTCAGTCGTTGTTTCCCGGAAATCGCAATGAGCAATCCGGGTATTATCGCCGGTAATCTCAATGGCGTCTTTTGATCCACCGGCATTGTAACCCATGAGCTTGAAGCCTTCCAGAACGCAGTTATCGGCGCTTATGAGTATCGGTGCCGCCACCGTGTGCTCGGTATTAATATTAAGCAGAGGTTTCAGCCCTCCTGAGCCGAGTCCTTTTATGGTAATACCCGCCACATCGACAGCGATAACGGCTGCGGTTGCCAAAGTTTCAGTGTGTCCCGGCATGGCATAAAGAATGTCACCGTTATTTTCCGTCATCTGCCCGATTCCATAATCGACAGTCAGAAATGGAGCATCAGGGCTTCGTCCAAATCCGGCTGTGTCTGCTCCGGTAGCCGAGCCTGAATCGACATACCACCGATCACCCGTTGTTATGTCCTGGCTTTCGATTGCCACGACACCGCCGACTGTTCTTCGAGAAAATAAAGCTGTTTTTGACATCTAACTTTTTCCTTTCTGGGTTCTAACCAGTGTAAGGTTTATTTACGGGCGGGAGAAGATTTGACTTGCCTATCTTTCATGACGGCTTTTACACCTGTCGGAGGCTTAGTCTTCTTCTCATCGTCTTTGGTTGTTTTTCCCCTGGCGATGCCTCGTTTTATTAAGGCGTTTGCCATCGGCTCGGTTAAATTCACGAGAGTACCCTTCTCCCTACCCATCCAATCATCTGTTAATACGATCTTCATGTTTCTAAACCCCTTTCTTGCGGTCACTCATTTACTCATACTAATTACGTGAACGTGCTTGTCATCTTCTGAGCTTCGAGAGCATCAGGCATCGGAATACCGCGATGCCTTGGGTTCTTCAGGATAACAACACCGGCGACAAACGAACTCGCCCCAGGATCTGCAATATCGACCTGGAAGTGATCGAATCCATTGTCAACGTCGAGCATTGATGCCTCGATCTCAATCACATAGGTCTTGTACGTGACCGCCGGGATAGTAAACGTGCTTGAAGGTGCGGTATAAGTCGGCAGGAGAATGTTCTCCGCTTCACCCGTACCGTTCATCTTACACGTTGCAGCCGATGTTCCCCCTGTCACCGTTTCCGTTGTCGTCCAGGTGGTTCCACCAGTAAGATTTCTCACGAGCAGATAATCCGGCCCGACTTCATAAACTTCGGCGGTAAGAGAAGACGATCCACCCGTCACCGTTTCGCCGACAACAAACGTGCCCGAAACAGTATTGATGAGAAGTTTCTGACCGCTCGACATAAGCCTCGTGAAAGCCAGCGTCTTTGTCGCTGTTCCCGTGCTTGATGTCGCCTGGTCAAGTGTCAACGCCATCGTTGCACCGACAGTATCACCACACATCACAACGATGGTTGCATGACCGTACTCTTTCATGCCGATCCATGCCGATTCGATAGCCGCATCATTGGCATCCTGTGGGGGAATCATTACATAGCTTTCATTTTGAAAGCCTTCATTTCCAAACATTTTTTACTCCTTAATTAGTGTGTTTTCCTTTTACGGAAAGGATTTTAAAAACCGAACCTGGTCTATTATGCTCTCGCTGCTGTAGTAACAAATGGGCTAATAGTATCACCCTTGAGTGGCGAGAACGGGGACGGCCACCAGGGTTGGCCATCGACATAGAACGTGAACTGGAACGCATGCTGGCGGTAATCGAATTTCAGATGTGCGCTTTCCGTCATCTTCATACCAGGTGCGCCCGTGAACTGCCCGATCAAATACTGGCTCCAATCGCAGAAGGTCAAGTCACCAACATCACCGAGTATCGGCATGACTTGTTCATAATGCAACGGTGCCCCGTGCAACGCTGTTCCGAACTGGCTCCCTGCTCCACCAGCGAGGAAAACAGCCGATCCACCAGTACCAACCGAAACCTGCATCACGCCGAGCTGAGGTATGATTGTTCGGTTCGCGTACCACACGCCAGTATTGCCGTAGAACCTGGCAAGCATCTTCAGTGTGTTCTCATAAACGAGCGTATCGGCGAGCTGTCCTGTTTCTTTTGCCACCGAAACGAGAACGTCCGAATTGAGAATACCCTTCGGCTGTCCTGCACCTGTACCATTGATGAAGGCATTGGCAAGAGCGAGATCGAGAGCGTCATCAACAGCGGTTGTAATAAAGGGCTGTATCGAGACTGGCGAGAAGTCCATGAGCCGATTACCAACATACACAAGGCAGTTCGCCTCACGCAGTTTCAACTCGATCATATCGAACTCGACATCGTTTCCGGTAGCAGCTGCATTCTCAGCAACCCACCGGAATTTGACATTACCCGCAACCGTACCGTTTGAATTATTGAAGTCCTTGATATACGGAATCTCAATAACATTCGATGACATGGGAATGACGCGAGCGGCACTCATAATCTGTGACCGCTCTTTCGCTTTGGTGAGAGCCGTGTTGGAATACTCAGGCGGTATAAGAGCCCCTCCAGCCTGGAGCGATCCTGCGGACTGCGCCGGCGAGCCGACCGTCTTGCTGATTGCGTTCGATTTGCCAAGCCAGCCCTTTAGCCGCTCACTGGGATTCGTGCAATTCTCCCCGGCATCGTACACTTCCTTTGCAAAGTCGGCAAAATTGACGAACCCACCTGTCGGGTCTTCCTCACCCGTGCTGAACGGTGTTTCTTTCGCAGGCTTGAAATCTTTCAGGCCTTCCTGAATAGCCTCGTTGATCATACCTTCGAGTTTGTCATCTGTTTCCTGACCTCGGAGGTCGAGCTGTCCTTTGATCTGCTCCTCAACTAACAGCTCTAATTCTTCTTTACTCAGTACCTTTGGCATTTCATGCTCCTGTTATTATAGTGTTAATTGTTATATTCAACCTAACGTTTCTGAGACGTCTCCAGTCAAATGTATTATATACCGCCTGACAATAAATGCAGACTGTTTTTCACCGCTTTTGCAACTATATCTTTTACATTCGCTTCAGTTATATCAGATATAGCATTATCAATATCTTTCTCCTCGACCTCAATCAGATTGTCGTCATCGTCCACCTCGATAACATACCCGGCATCTCCCTTATTTTCTGCTTCCGTAATATTTCGGCCTTCCCCTGGACGTTCAGCACGTCTCATTTCTCCACCGCATTTTTCACACTTAATATCTACGCAGTGCTGCTCTGTCGTAACTGTCCAGCCGCATTCGATACATTCGCAAGCGTACTGTTGTTTCTCGTCATCTTCTTTCGGGCTCTCGTCTGTTGCCGCCAGCAGATCATTGAGTGCTTTGACCGCTGTTCCCATTGTTGCCGATGCTGTGCTTATGAGAGAGCGATTCTTTGCTGATAAGACACGTCCGGCCTTTTCCTCGCCATCGCTATCGTCTTTCGTGTTCCTCATCACATATACAAAATCCGCTACCTGACTCAGCTCATGTTCGTTTAGACCTTCCAGAGTATTTTTAGATGTAGAGGACGACTCGACTAATGGGAGAGAAGCATCGTCGGGATCATCCTCTGCATCGTTTATTACGATGGTGAATTGGTCAGCTTCATCCATCGTGAGAAGCCCCTTCGATATGGCTATCTGGAGGGCTTCCGGATTCGACGGCACCGGCACGTCGGAATACTCTAACAGAATCCATTTCGTATACTCACGCCTTATACCCTGTTTATACTCATCTGATTCCTCGGCATAGTTTTTTACCTCCACCGGCACGAATCCGATTGACTGCGCCATCGGCATACCTTCCTTGCGGTACTGATACACTTCCTCGGCTTTCGCATGAGTAGCATATTGCGTCTTTGCTACAAGCCCTTTCTCGTCTGATTTGATCCAGAGGTTTTTCCCTATCGGTAACTCACGATGATCGTGCCCGAACAATACGACCGGGTTTTTGCGGTAGTCTGTTAGTATCGCACCCTTCGGATTGACTACTTCGTCATCCCTGTCTTTCGCCCCTGTTGTTATATGAGATATAACCGCTCGCTCGCCATCCTCGAATTTCAGGTCATCAGGCGTTACGCCCTTGCGGATTAGCTCTACATCGTCAGGTAACTTGTAATGCTTGACAAGATCGTATTCTTTTTTGTTGTCGATGACGATGATCCCATCAGGGTATATGTCTCTGAGTTTAAATCGTTGTGTTATCAGTTCCGGCATTGGCATGATTATCTCCTATTTCGGTTCGCGTGTTAAAGGCTTAGTCGTGCAGCGGCAGTTGATAACCTGCTCCGGCTCGCCGCTTGGGTCGCCTGGATATTGTATATTCACAATCGGGAAATCATCTCCGAGGGCAACGGCTACCTCATCAGCGGTCAACGCTGCATGATCTTCTCGTATCCTGTCATCGAGCGAGCCGATCCATTGCGTACCCCAAACGACCCCGCTCTGTTTATTGCCTTCCAACGCCCCGTAATTTACCGACCCGATCATCTCCGTCTGTGCTATCGTTCTGGCTCGTCCGGCTGCGCTATAGTCGTATATGGTATTCACCCGCTTCATCATTTGCTCGACTGATTCGCCGTTAGTAAGTGCCGTGCCGAGGCTATTTTTCAGCAGGGCTTCCGTTGTCTCAGTGATCTCTTTAGCGTACTTGAACGAATTGACCTTGACGTATTTCACTATCGCCGCATCTGTTGGGTCGAAGTCAATCGCCACATCGAGCTTATCAAGTGCATCAACACCACCGGCAAGAATACCCTTTGACATATTTGGTGCCGTGCCATCCGCAAATTCTTCGACCCACTCGTCACGATCGAACATCCAGCTATTAATAAATCGTTCCTGCTCTGGAGTCACTTCCTTCTCTGGTTTATATGGGTTACGTTTCATATTGGCAATTACTTCCGCTCTCTGCCTCTCAAAGAGGCGGCTCATTTCTTTAGTGAAGTTTATGATGAGTGGGTCGGTCTTCTCTATAAATTTATACCATATCTCTTTCCATAGTGATTCGGTAATGTGCTCTATATCACCAATGCCGCCCTTCAGCAATCCAACATCAAGCATAAACTGTCGGTTATCAGCAAGGTTCTTCTCAATAGCTTCGCTGATCTCTCGCCTATGATTATATAGTGTTGTCAATACGCTGTTCACCTGGCTATCCCACTTATGATATTGTTCGTAATCGTCTCGATCATTTCCTCTACTGCTTCCTCATCAGGTCGTTCAGGAGGTGCTAAAGACTGCCCTGCCATTTCGAGCGGTACTAAGCTATTCTGTATGAAGTGCGTATCTCCATCGTCAATCGATTCATTACCTCGTCCCTGGCGTATCTCGTTTATGCTTCTCGCCCCGATCTTGAATAGCTCCGTATCTTCCTTCAGTTCAAATTCCTTGTCCTCCGGTACGACATTAT